ATTTTACTTTTTTAATTCTTCTTCTTGATTTCCAATACATCTTAATGACTCTAACATTACCATACATATCATAAGGAGATAATGATTCTATACTATCTTCTCCAAAAGGATCGAATAAATATTCTGATTCAAATGTGTCATTTATAAGTATTTTATTAACAAATCCCATTCTGTCTTCTATATTGTCCATATTATCTACAGAATTTCCTACAGTATCACATCCTCTTTCAAGACTCTCTCTATCTTTTTTAGTTAAGACATCATAAAAAGTATCTATTACTTTAGAAGGACTCCAATAATCTTCTATTATAATTATTTCAGCATCTTCAATTTTATTACTATAACCAGATTTGAATACTCTAACTTTCATAGGATTTAATCTTTCTATAGTAGGTTCTCCTCCAATGATATCACATTGGTAAATTTCTTCTCCTACTGCCATAGCGTCCATAAATCCTTGATTAAAAATTAAAGGAATATTTAATTCTTTTACATAATGGTTCAATAAAGAGTTTGCTCTAATTTCTCTTAAATCTTGCCATTCATATAAATAATAAGAATTAAGTTTCTCTAATTCTTGTTCAAATTCTTCTTCTGATTGTGCTGTGTTAGCCAGCAACTCCTGAAGACGAGAGAATATCTCTTTCTTCTTGTTCTCTTCGATTTCTGATATTGCATTTGGATTTGTAATTATAACTTTATAATCAAAATTTCTTTTTCTTTCTTCTCCTCTAAGAACATTAAGTTTACTGTTCATTATAGGATAGTGTTGAATATTATCAGATATAAATTCGGCATCTGTATTATAAGGATTCATTATTTTTAGTAAATCTTTCATATGTAATTTACCATCTAATAAATCGTAGTTAATCTTCTTGTTTAAAACAGATTTACGAACTAAATCATGATTAAAAAATGTTTTACCGTCAGCCCAATCTAAATGCTTTTTTCTCCATTCTTTTGTTTTCTTATTGAATGGTAATTGTTGAGGAGGTAAATTTATTATATTATGTTCCATAAGTCTATATTTAAATACCCCGCAAAGATAAGTAAAATACTTATCATTTGCAAGGGTATAAATAGTTTATTAATTATTTTGTAGTATTTTTCCTAAATTTACTGGATTTTTCTATAATTTTTATTAAAGAATGGGTCATTTCCTAGGTAAGAACTGTCTTTATAATTATCTTCAGATATTTTATTTTGAAATAATATCATCTTCTCTTCTCTATATAACATTACCATACCTAATGCTCTAATTCTATCCACATTTAATTCAGGAGTATATGCTATTAATTCTTCAAGTAAAGCTCTACTCTTTATATTAAATAAATTAGGAGTAGTCACTTCTTTAGGTTCTCCATCTTCTATTATGTGTATTATAATAGGTTTTAACAACCACTCTCTAATTCTCTCATTAGCATAATTATTAATAGCAGCAGAAGCATTTACTCCTTTAGCTCCACTTCCGAATGAAGAATACTTTACTAACTGTTTGTCTCTTAAATATTCAGGAGTATCTGCTAATAAATGAGTGCAATTCATTTTAGAGAAGTAAGCAAACAGTCCTTTCTTATTGCTCTCATATAAGCATTTAGCATTATAGAATAAGCATAATAGTCTACATACTTCATAATTATCCTCTGAATATTCATGCCTTCCTGTATACTCTGCTACAATAGTATCTGTAAATAAATCTAATACAAATGTAGAAGATAAAGAAGAAGACTCTGCTTGGTCATTATCTACGGGGTCATGTCCCATTATATATCTACCTACTGGTATTTCGCCTTTTAAGTTTTTTTCAGGCATTTGAAATATTTCTATAGCACCTTTTGTATTATTGTTTACTCCATATTTTCTAATAGGCTCATCTGAAGTAGGCACATATTTAACTTCTCCTGAAGGAGTCATTGTTAAAGTTCCTACATAAGAATTATTTAGTATATTAGGATCGGTATCTATTTGAGACAATCTTTCAGTTAATGCTGTAACTGGGAAATAAGCTGCTTTTACTTTAATGATAGCTTCTGCTGGTGTTATAGGGTCCTCAGCAATTACTCTTAATACAGTCTTAGGGTCAGAACTATATTTAGCGTTGTATCTAGCCATTAATATTTGAAGTAAGGCTTTTATAACATCAGAAACTCCATCTTCATTATAACATCCAGCTCTATTTACATAAGCAGGAAAGAAATATCCAAATGTCTTACTTCCTTGATTTGTTTTATCATAAACATTAGGTAAAGATTGTAGATTATAAGATTTCGTATTATATAATAATGTTTTAGCAGAACTAAAATCAGATTCATCTTCAGCACTGGTTCCTACAAGATACATACAGGCAAATACTAAATCACCATCCTCTACAGATTTTCTTGTAATATCATAAAGAGAAAGAAGTCCTTTAAAGCTATTGTGTGTTATAGTACCGTCTTTTAATATGAACAAGTTGTCTTTATCTACTTCAAATCCATAATAAATATCTTCTTTATAAGGTTCTATTTTAAAGGTGTAGTCATTCCAGTTTCGTCTTGTTTTATATTTAATCTCTAATTTAGGAGCTTTTTTTCTTTTTATTTTTGTTGGTATTATAGCTATATTTCCTGAAATTCTAAGACGATAATGTAGTACTCCTGCTTTTTTTCCTGTAGATAATCGTGTAGACATTGTACATCGTAATCCTAAATTAGTAGCAATTGCTTTGACTGCATCTAATATATGTTTTCTGTCATATCTTTGAGTAATTTCAAAGCACTTACTATGTTTTTTTATACTCAAATTACCGTCAGTATCAATAAGACCAGCCAAAAGTTGCAGTCCTATTTCAGGGGCATTATAAATATAATCTAAAGGAATATGCTTATTTCCAAATAAATTATAGTATCTAAAATCATCATATAAAACTTCTTTTGTTTTAATATAAAATACTTTACAAGTTTCAGATTGTTTTAAATCTATTAAATGCCCATTGTAATTCTCTAATAGCCAATCGAGTACTTCTTTATCTTCATTGGCTATAGATATATAATTAGAATCACCATCTCCTAGCCATAGTCCTAATAAATAAGGGTCTATCTTAACTTCTTTGTATGGGTATACTATATTAGCCTTTTGAATATAACATCCTTGTAAGTCTTTCCATTTATAAAGATTTTCTGCAGGAATATTTAAATATTCATCTGTATTTTTATTCCAAAGATGTCTTTTAAAATGTACTAAATGTTTACTATTAACTATATGCCAATCTCCGTTAGATAGTGTTATTTTATACATTTGGTCTACACCACTATGTACATTATTAACAATTCTGGGGGTACTATCTATTCCCATTAATAAGTCACCATTTTGAATATCTTCCACCTTTTTAAATGTATTATTATACATTAATACTTCTGTGCCTTTTATATGGCAACCCATCTCTTCCATTAATATCCAACCACGTTTGCCTCTTAATTTCTCAGGATCATCTTTAGCAGATACTGCTAATACTTGATTAAGAGACCCTTTCTCAATACCATATTCATCTTTATATCCCATTTGCCAAGTCATCTCATTAGGAGAATTCTTTAACATTAAATGAGGAAATGGAGTATTAGAAAAACTAAAGTTGATTGCTGGCTTAAACTTAGATAATGTACCATCCTTAGAGTCAGACAAATACTCTTTCTGATAAGCTGTTAATACAGTAATATTTCTCCTATTAGAAATAGCGTTTTCACCTAATATAAGATTATGTCCCATAATAGCAGACAAACTAAAAGACTTAGCACAACCACGCTTTGCTAATTCTATAGCATGATGACCAGTTTCTCTAGCATCATGAAGATAGTAATACCTCCATACATTTCCTTCATTAAAGAATGGAAATTCTTCAACTCTGACAGCTTTATTAGAATTACCTACTTTCTTATTAACCATCATAGGTTGATAATTCAAAAACCAATAGTTATAACCAGAAATCCAAGCACCATCAGATGGTCTTATTAAACCCTCATAACATCTTCTAATTTCTTCATCCCAGAATTTTCTATATTCTGAATTAGGATTACTATTAGGCTTTAAGAAAGTATAACAACCATGTTTAAGAAAATGAAGTGCTGGCTGTCTAAAATAATCAGCATCCTCCATTATAGGAGGGTTAGTAATATCTACAATAGCAGCACCTCTTTCATCTCTAGGTAAGTCTTTGTAATAAGGTCTATTAGGAGATATTAAATTCTTAATAAAAGGAACATTATTTATATAATCATATAATTGTTCTATTACTTCTTCAGGATATTGAGAAATTAATTCCTCTGTTAGAGGAGTTTGATATTTATTCATTAATATTTCCATATGTTCCTTCTATTACTTCTTCAAATCCCTGTTGTCTACAAAAAGAAAATATACCTGTGCAAATTTCTTTTTCAGCCAATGTTAAGTTCTTATCATTACTATCTAAGAATTTATCTGTCTTCTTATATATAAGTATAGATGTCTTTTTCTTATTCTTAGGATTTAATAACCAGATAGTTACAGTATATTCTTTATAAGCTTTGAACATTGGTGTTGGTATTAAAGACTTCTGTACTATAAGAAAAGTACTACAATCTATATTCTTTTTCTTCCTCTCTTCTATAATATACTTATTGAGAGATTCTATTATATTTTCTAGTGTCATATTACAAATCTTCGTATACTGATTTAGTTTGTGCTCCTCTTACTTTATCATTTTGTGCTATTTCAGCTGCTATAGACCTCTCTGCTTCATCTAATGCTTTTACTAAGTCTGGTACTTGCTTAATAGTTGCTAATACAGTATTCATAGGATAAATAGGTTTACCTTTATCATCAACTTCTTTAAAGTCAATTTCATTAAGCATATTCCTAAATTTATCTACTGCTACTCTAGTATCCTCCAGAAGAAGAACAGAAGAAGATTTAAAACTATTATAAAAATCTATAGCTTCTTTAACTACCTTATCAGGCTGCCAATCTTCAGGAATTCCTTCTCCTAATTTTATTTCTTTCATTCTATCTTCAGGATCAACAATATACTGATAATCACTTCTAATATCACAAAAGAAATAAATAAATCCTAATTCCTGCATTGCTTTCTCTTTTGTAAGAGATTTATCTCTTTTCCATATAGCCTTAAAAGGTTTTAATAGTAAAGCCTCTGGCTCTATTGTCATTTTATACCCTTCATATTTGAATAATTTCATGTGCTAAATTTTTATAAAAAAAGTCTGTTAGAATAGCTAACAGACTGAAAATTTATACTATTAAATTTGTCTTTGGAACATATAAATCAGACTTCTGTTCCTTAACTTCCTCATAGTCTGTAATTATGAATGATACATCATTCTCATCCAAAAGAAGATGAGGTTTACCTTCAAGTTCCATTATATTAAAGTTATACTTAATAACAGGATTGTCTGTTATTACACCATCTTTAAGAGAACCTGCTTCGTGCTTTTTTACTGCATATCTCTCTGGATTAATACAAACTAAGTCTCCTACTTTTACATTTCTAACTGAATTACCTACAGCTACAACAGTCTGATATTCCTTTAAAGTACCTTGTGTCTTAGAGGCATCCACAAGACCTCCTGCTGTTAATTCATCTTCCTCATACTTACACATAGTGGTAAGTATCTTAGTATACATTGGTTGTATTTTCTTTATTACAAGCATTTTCTTTACTTATTAATTGTTTAGCATACAGATATTTCATTTTAACTCCTTGCATCCTCTCATAAGTACAACTAAGTTTTCCTAAAGAAGGTATGTTAAAATTAGTTCTTAATTGAGAAAATTCTTCTTCTGTTAAATCCTCTTTAAGAGGGAGGGATTCTATAGAATCCCTAATGAATTTCCAATATGCTTTATATGTATTTTTAACTAATTCTTCTGGTAGATTTAATTCCTTAGCTACCTTTATATATATATTATCAATCATTATTAAGGTCAAATAATAATAATAATTGAAATGCCCCATTCTCAGTTCCTTCTAAATTAGGGATAAACTTAGGATTTATTTTACCATTTACAATTATTTTATTTTTCCTAAGTTTTCCCATAATAACTTGAAAATGAGCAGAAGATATTCCACAATCTTCCCTAATTTTCTTTTTTGTATCCTCATTCATAACCATTTGGTCTATGTCTAATAGAGAATTATCTTTTATAGCTTTAGATAGCTCATATCTATATTTTATAAAAGAAGCAGCTACTTCAATTTCTCTATTAGTCAAGTTATGAAAGGGTTCTAAAAACATAAACCAATATTTAAAAAAAGATCCTTTAAGAGAAGTAGGAATTCTTATAACATTATTGGCTCGTCTTTGCATTACTCTTCATTATTTGATGAAGGAGTTAAAGAATCTGTAATCTCTTCACAAACTGTTTCAATAAACTCCTTACTAAAGTTTTCTTTATTTTCTAATACTTTGAAAAGGTAATCTAATCTCTTACTGAGAGCTACCTCCATTAGTTCATTTATTTTATTTCTTAAGCTTATGTTCTGAGTAGATAATTGTGTAACATAATTTTCTAACTGCTCATAAGTAGCCTTCTCTCTAACTTCTGTTTTTGTATTTTCCATATTAATAATTTTCTAAATGATCGTATCCGTATTTATTTTTAAATTTCTCTCTCCAATTTTCTATGTGTGTTTGTTCAATGTCTGTAGATCCACAATTGTCACAATATTCTGAATTAGACATACTTTGAACAAATCTTATATTAAGAGATAAACATCTTTCACAATAAAAAACAGGTTCTTCATTATAATTGACTTCTTCTTTTAAGTTGTCCATATACTGTTTTCTTTATATTATTATTTAATCTACTGTGCTTTCCTTTTCTTTTACAGGTATTTGCTCTATTATTAAATGGGTGATTTGAAATATGCTGACCTCTTCTAAAAGCTCTATTATATACTGGTCTAGTATTTTCCAAATACTCTTTAAATTCATTTTCTCCCATTAAATTTCTTACAATAATATTATCTTTCATATTTACTTATAATAATATAATATAGTTAGGTTTGAAGTATGAATTATATTTACTATATCTTCTTTAGATATTTTTTTACTATTAATATATTCTGCTAACTGCCTATTTGTTTCAAAGGATTTTACTATAAATGTTTTTTCCATAATTAAAAAATTAGTTGCGGGTTCTAGATTCGAACTAGAAGCTTGAGATTATGATACTCAAATGTTACCCTTACACCAACCCACATATGAGCAGGTAACCAGAATCGAACTGGCATCAGAAGAGTGGAAATCTCCTACACTAACCGTTGTGCTATACCTGCTTGTAGTACTCCCCAAGTATGTCTGTCTCACTCAGACCTGGGGAGTTTATTATTTCTTTTTAGAAGTTTTAGCTGCTGTAGCCATTGCAGT